ATAGGACCATGATTAACCAACGAAAGGATACAATGACAACAATAACATTTAATAATAATTACGACCGGGGAAACTTCCAAATCAGAATGTCTCTGATGTATCTAAGAAGTGAAGTAAGAAGCGGGATGATTATGTGTGACCCTAGAAAAGGTACTACTGTAAAAACTCTAGCACGTTTTTTTCCAGGTCTTAAAAAAACTAGGAAGTCAGCTTATAAACAATTAGTTGATGCTGGTGTATATGCTCATCTAGATAATAAAGAACATAAACCTTTATTTAATAGTCTTATAGATAATAAAAACTAACACTTGACGGGACTACCCTACTAATGTAGGATAGTCCCATTAACAACGAAAGGATACACAATGTACAATACGTTACTATACATAGGCATAACATTCTTACTGAGTGGCTTTGTATTATTTGTCATAGCAGTAAACATGGAGATCTATTACGATCGTAAGTTATATAAACTACAACAAAGGATTAAGAATGGCTCAACTAATAAAAACAACTAACCCTTATTCAGGTCAATCAGCAATGTTAACTGAGAAGGAACATAAACTATACATAGAGATCAAGACAGCAGAAGAGGGAGCGGACTACGATACAATGCAAAAGAAATTAGATAAGTTTAGCAGGTTAAATGTACCAGCATACATGACACTACTAGACTAACAACATAACATGCACAACCATAGGTTGTGCGCCCCCTGCGGGGCTACAATCAATAGAGGTACCAGTGCCATGCAAAAATTTGCGCTAGGCATATTGTTATTATACCCCCTAAAATATAGGGGTCCCTTAGTATACCCTTTATAGCTTGATTTAGAGGGTTTTAGCCTATAAAACCATTATGGGTTCCAAAATCAACCAAAAAAAATTTAAAAAAAATTTTGCAAAAAAATATTATGAATATTGACTTAAAAAAAATAAAAAAATTACCTCCAGATGTAAGAAAAGACTTTATGAGAATGTATTTAAAGTTTGGAGAAAAGAAAAAGATATCTCATATACAATCTGATTTTTTAAGTTTTGTAAAACACATGTGGCCAGAATTCATTGAGGGTCCGCACCATAAAATTATTGCAAAAAAATTTAACGAAATGTCTACAGGTAAAGTTAAAAGATTAATTGTTAACATGCCACCAAGACATACCAAGTCAGAGTTCGCCAGTTCCCTGCTCCCTGCCTGGATGATCGGGAGAAACCCAAAACTAAAAATTATTCAAACGACCCACACCGGAGAACTAGCCATAAGGTTCGGGCGTAAGGCAAAAACATTAATGGACACAGAAGAATACAAATCAGTATTTCCAACTAGACTTAGAGAAGATTCACAAGCAGCAGGTCGCTGGGAAACTGCACAAGGTGGAGAATACTTTGCTGCTGGTGTTGGTGGAGCAATTACAGGTCGGGGTGCAGATCTATTAATTATAGATGATCCCCATTCTGAGCAAGATGCTTTAAATTTAACTGCTCTTGAGAGAGCTTACGAATGGTATACATCAGGACCACGTCAAAGATTACAACCAGGTGGTACTATTGTCTGTGTAATGACAAGATGGAATGTTAAAGATTTAACGGGCATGCTGTTGTCTCATCAAAAAGAAGCAAAAGCAGATCAATGGGAACTTATAGAATTTCCTGCAATCCTACCAAGTAAAAAACCTGTCTGGCCAGAGTATTGGAAGATAAAAGAATTAGAAGCTGTAAAGGCCTCTATCTCAATTGGTAAATGGAACGCACAATGGATGCAAAACCCAACTAGTGAAGAAGGTGCAATTATAAAACGTGAGTGGTGGAAGAAATGGGACCATGATTACATGCCTAAGCTAGAACACGTTATACAATCCTATGACACAGCATTTATGAAGAAGGAAACTGCCGATTATTCTGCTATTACAACATGGGGCGTGTTTAGAGAATCCGAAGACAAGCCTGCAAGTCTAATGTTAGTAGATTCATTCAAAGCAAGACTAGAGTTTCCAGAACTAAGACGTAAAGCATTAGAGCAATATAACTACTGGCAACCAGAAACAGTATTAATAGAATCTAAAGCATCAGGACTACCTCTTACCTATGAACTTCGTAATATGGGAATACCTGTAGTTAATTTTACTCCTTCAAGAGGTAATGACAAACACACACGTGTAAATTCAGTTGCACCTTTATTTGAAAGTGGTATGATATGGGCTCCAACCCATAAGAATTTTGCACAGGAAGTTATTGAAGAATGTGCAGCGTTTCCTTATGGTGATCATGACGATCTTGTAGATAGTATGACTCAAGCCGTGATGCGATTTAGACAGGGAGGGTTAATTCCTCATCCCGAAGACTATAACGATCAAACAATTATAAAAACTAAGAAGGTTTATTATTAATGGCGGCAATAACACTACTACAAAAACTACAAAAATTATTTGGTGTAAAAGCCGTGTCCAGTATGATGGGCAATACAAGTAATGTTAGAAGTCTTGGTCAAGGTATAAACAATTCTCTTAGTGGTACTTTTAGTAAAAAATATCTTCAAAAAAACCCAGAAGCTTTAGAGGAAGCAGCAGCTTCTATCTTAGAAAGTTTGCCTTATGCTTTTGGAACTAAAGACGCAAGACAAATTAAAAATTTTGAGAATAATGTAAACACCTTATTTGATTTTAAATTTCCACAAAGTCAATCTGAAGGCAAGGTCATAGATTTAGGCAGTAAGCAACAAGTAACAGGCAAAGGTTTAGAATCCTTAAAAAATGATATGGGATTACCACCTGGTACAACACCTCAAAGCCCAATAGGTAAAATGCAAGAATCTTTAAACAGAATGAATAAGATGGGCAAAGACATGGAGACCAAAGCAGAATCAGCGGGTGACATCTTTATGGACTTAATGAAGTCATCAGCACCACCTGTTGATCGTAAGAAAGAAGGTTTGGTTAGAACAGCTGCTAGAGAATTTTTAAATAGAGAAATTAAGTTAGGTAAAATTAAATTACAACCAGATGAGATTAAATCTATAATACAACCTTCTGGAGGTGGATCAGATCCAATTGATATACTTAGAACATATTATGGTGAAGATTCTTTGGAAGCTTTTGATGGTATTGCAAATAAATTTATGAATACAGAAAAGTATTCAGACTTTAATAAAATTATTGATGAGAACATTGACCCTAGTTTTTTAAAACCAAGAAAAGATCCAACCATTAAACAATCTTATTCTGATCAAGAAATGAAAAATATTGTTGATGGAAAAGAAGAAGATCTTGCAACTAAATTAAAAGATTACGATGGTGACCCTGATGCAATGGCAGAAGGTGGCATAGCTGGTCAATTATATTTAAACGAAGGTGGCAGAGCAGCTTACGGCAAAGGTGGATTTACTCGTAGAGCATTTTTACAAGCGATGGGTGGCGTTGCAGCAACAGGAGCCGCACTTAAAACAGGTTTAGGTGGTTTACTAAAAACTAAAGGTCTTAGTAAAATAGTTACACCTACAATTACAAAAACAGCAGGTATGCCAGACTGGTTTCCAGCTCTAGTTAAAAAAGCCTGGACTGAAGGAACTGATGTAACTAAGAAAGTGTCAGTTCATACTGATGGCCAAGAAGTTATTAAACGTGTAAATATTAAAGGCACCGATATGGACGTGGCTCATAACTTAAAGACAGGAGATGTGGATGTAGTAGTTCATGGAGAATACGGAACATATATGACAGCAGATAATCCAAAAACAGGAGGGCTTTCAACCGCTTATGATGAAGGTTTAGAAATGTATTATAAACCTGCATCAGGTAAAAATAAAAAACCTAACTTTGAAATGAATGAGTCTCAAGCTAAATTTGAAGGAAACCCTGATGATGCTGATATTTTAACCGAAGGAGTTTATGTAAATTTAAACTCAACTAAAGCCGATTTAAAATCATTAGAACTTTATGCTAAAGATAAAACACCTTCATTTAAAGATAATTACAGAATAGATAAAAAAAACAAAGAAACTCAAAATTATATGGAAAATCCACATGAGTCTCCTGAAATACAAAATTACCCCGATCCTCCTGAACCAGATATAGATGATTTTGCAATAGGAGGTAGAGTAGGATTTCTTAAAGGCAAAATTGTAAAAGGAGGCCAAGCTGCAAAAGCAGCTATGCAATTTCTTATAGATACTTTAGTTAAGAAAAAAGGTTTTAGCAAAACATTACTAGACAACGTTTCAAATCAAAAAAACGGTGAAAAATTAATTAAAGAACTTTATGAAAAAGAAATTGGTAAAATACCATTAACAACAGCAGACAAAGCTCCTATACCAGAGTCAACTGTAACAAGAGACATGTTTAAAGACGCTAACGAGAGATTTAATACAAACATAAAAGATAGAGCATCTGCAGAAGAGATTGGTATAGATAATCTATTTGATAAAGACGGTGTTCTTGATAAAGATGCAGTCTTACGTGATATAACTAAATCTGTAGCAAAAACTAAAAAATCAAAAATAGTAAAATCAAAACAATTAACAAAAGATGAACTTGAAGATTTTGAAAATGAAATTGGCGATGCTTTAGAAGCCTATGATTTTGATGGCACTGCTGCTGACGCAGAAAGAATTTTAAAAGAACAAAAAGACTACATGGGAAAAATGTATACAGAATACAAAGCAGGTAAATTAAATCCTGATGAAAGTCTTGCAAAAGCTTTAGATGAAGTTGGTGGCAATTTTACAGGTGATTTAAAATATGATGCAGACGTTCTAGCTTCTGAATTAGCATTTCAAAGAGGTTTAATTAAAGAAGGCGGAGACTTGTCAGATATAGTAGATCAAGACACTGCTTCTAAAATATACAACGAAGCTTATGGTTCTGTAAGTGGACAATTTTTAAAAAATCGTGAAATTAAAAAAATGCAACAATTTTCTGAACCAACTGAAACTTTAAAAAGTATTAAAGAAAAAGGAACAATGGATATTTCTGATCCAACTATTGCGGATGAGTTTGATAAATTTTTAAGAGAAAATGATCCTGAAGGTTATAAAAACTTAGAACAAAAAATACAGTTAGACAACTTTGATCCTAAAGATCGTAAAGGCAGTGCCAAAGGCGGACTAGCAGGTGTGTTAAATATATAATGGATATTCTTACTTACATAGACAGGGTTAAAGCAAATTACAGCAAGCAACCAGAGCCTGTGTACAATACACAAAAATATTTTACTGGTGGATCAGTCACAAAACCTAAACGTGGTTTGGTTGATGAACCAGGAAGCTATTCTCAAGATGATGAGCTAGGTAGATATATCCATAAAAAAACAGTAAATGGTAAACCTATTTATGAATTAGAAGTTCGTAAACAAATAGAAGGTAAAAGAAAAACAATAAAAAGAAAAAAATTACCTAGAACTGAAGACAATCTTAAAATTCTTAAAAACATAAGAGACACCGATCCAAAACTTGCTAAATATATAAAACCAGCACTTTATGCTGATGATGATTATTTAAAATTAAGATTAGAAAATTCAAACAAAAATCAAAAACAGTTTGCTGACTTTTTAAATAAAGAAACTGATTTTAGACCAGTTAACGGTGGAAAATTTAAAGAGGGTACAATTAAGAACATGGATAATAGCACTAAGTATATAAGCCAAACTAAATTTAGAATACCAGAAAATACTAGAGCAAATATTATAAAAGATTTTAAAACAGGTAAGTATAGTATGATGGCGTTGGGCAGAAAATATTTTCCCGATGATCCGGTTGATTCTAAAATTAAAGGTCAAAGAGTCCAATACACATTACAAAAAGAAGGATTAGATACTTCTTTATTTAAACCTAAGCAAATAAATTCAAACAAAAGTAAATATGAATCTCAATACAAAAGAAAAAGAGAAATTACAAAACTTTTAAAAAAAGCAGGAAAAAAAACTAAAGAACAATATTTTACATTAGAAAATCAAATATTAGCAGGCAATGAAGAAATTTTAAAATTGTCTGATGATGAAATTTTAAGTAATAAAAAAATAATGAATGCTTTAAATATAGATGCAAGTAAAGATAATTTAGCTAAAGGTAAAATTACCTTTGATAAATATAAAAATTTATCTCCAGAAGAACAGGTTGCTAAAGTAAGAGAGCTAGCAGAAAAACGTCTTTTTATTCAACCAGAACATATTAGGTCTGTTTATACAGGACAACAAAATATTGTTTACCCTAATAACCTTCAATCAGCGCCAGGAAAAATAGGTTCTTACATGGAGAACATTAAAGAGTATGTTAGAAAAAACCCGGATGGAAAAGCAATACCTGAAATTGAAAAATTATTTAAAGACTATGATATGGGGGTTGATGAAGGAGGTAAAAAAGTAGGGTTTAAAAATATTGAATATAATTCAAAAAAAGGAGCATCAAATATTGTAGATAGAGGACTATTTAAAGTTTTAGGAAAAAAAGCTAACATTAAAAACTTAATAGCATCCATAAGTTCTGACCCAAAATGTCAAGGTATGTTTAATGAAGGAGGTTCTACAAATCTTGATTTTTGTTTTAGAGAAGGACAAAAAGCAATTAACTCTGGTAAAATTGCAAAAGGTGCACAAGGTAGAAATCTTTCTAAATTGTTAAACTCTGTCTTAACAAAAAGCGGCACGGGTTTAAGAGCCGTGATGAAATTTGGAATTATACCAGAAGCATTATTTTTAGGTGCCGAAAATTTAATTAGACTGGGTATGGGGGATACATTAGATGAAGCTGTTAAAAGATCTACTGGATATTTTAGACCAGGAGATCAAACAAGAGAAGCTGATACATCAATGCTTACAAGATTAATAGGTCCTGAGAATGCAAAAACTGCGTTACGTGTAAGGGATTATGAACAATCTTTAAATAATTTAAGTTCCGCAAAACAAAAAAGAGATAGTAATCAAAGTGTTTTATCAGAAGATCCTTACAGCTATACTTCTAATGTAGATTCAACAAAACAATTAGAAATAGATAACGAAAGAGTTAAACAAGCTGAACGAGATTTAATTTTTAAATTTAGACCAGAAGCAGAAAGAGATCAAGCAGCTAGGTTAGAACTTGAAGCAGCAGATAGGTTTGGAACAAAAAGTGTTTTTAAAAAATTTAAAGAAAATGCTAAAAAACAAGATGTAGATGATGTTGAACAAATATCAGCTCCAGAAATAACACAAAAAGATTTAAACAAAAGAATGGGAGATCCTGTGTATAGCATAGATGATATAGCTAACAGCAATATAACTGACGAAATCTTAAACGATATAAGAAAACAATATAAAAATCCCAATATAACAAAACAACAAATTTTTAAAGAAATTAGAAAAAACCCTAATTTTAACAAAAATATATTTAAAGGTTTATTTGAAGAAGCTAGAAAAAATTCTTCTAATCAAGAACAATTGTTTGGAGCAAGTGGTAAA